CCTTCAGACGATGCTCCATATCTGCGTGAACCTCCTCGTAGTGCTCTTCAAGGTAATCCAATATATCATCATTGATTGCCCATTCAAAAAAATTAAGCTGACCTACTGTAGTCTCAAAGTTAAGAAACTTAATTCGCTTAGATCGACAAAAAGGATCAAACATCTTTTTACTGTACGCCTTTAGATGAGACTTGTAAGACAAATACACAATCATGTGTCTCTGCTTTTTAGTTACAAATGATGTATTAAACTTCTTCGCATAGTTAGTAACAAACCAATCAATCAACCGCAGAGATAGATTTGAATTTCCCTCCAAAATGTTTTTTACTCTCTCTACATTTTGTGGATTTGAATAGAACTTCTCAAGTCGAAATAATACCCATTGTTCTTGTGTTTGGATCTCCATTATATCATTTTTATATGTGAACATGTAAAACGGTTTTATGTTAATAACTACAACTAACTCCAAAATGTCCAAAACAGATAAAGTCAAGTTTCTTCTAGATACATACGGACAAAATGACCAGCGTACAGCTGCTTGGCACCTTAAACGTGGGCAAATGTTAACTGCTTCTGAAATCTATAAGGCACTGCCTGATGCGACGCAATCACAAAGACATGAACTTATTATGTCGAAGCTCCAACCAAAGCCTCCAGTAATCGGAGCTGGTCCCAGGGCATTGGCTTGGGGGACAAGATTTGAACCAATAGCAAAACAGATCTATGAGGAGCTACATTTTAACCATATCAAAATTGTTGATACAACTTGTGTTCCTCACCCAGATGTTCCTTTTCTAGGAGCTTCTCCTGATGGAGTTATTATTACAGATGATACCAATGATTATAGATATGGGAAGCTAGTAGAATTCAAATGTCCTATTTCTCGCCAGTTTACGAATGAGTCTCCAGTACCTAAGGAATACTATCACCAAATGCAGCTCCAGATGGAGTGTACAGGACTTGATGAATGTGAATATATTGAAATGGGATTCAAACAGGTAACATATACAGAATGGATAGATTCAAAAGCAGAATATAAATCATTCTTTGCTATTCTGTCTGATGAATCAGTGCGCTACAAGGATATACATGATCCTAGAAAACCAGCTGAATGGCGTGAGGATGAACTCAAAGATGTAGATGATTCAACTATGTGTTATTGGATTCTCAATCAATGGAGATCTTTATCTGTTAACAAGCAGCAGGATTGGCTTTCATCAAATCTTCCAAGCTTTGAGTCAGTGTGGAAGGAAGTTCAGGAACATCGCACTGCTGGGACTTTTCCTCAGCCCCCACAGCCTCTGAAGGAGAAGACGACTCTTCTGCTTTAGGATAATACCGAACCATCCAATCCAATTCTGAGCGTTGAGGATTCTCTTGATAGAACCCCTTTCCTATATGAATATTTAGTAGACTTTGGAAATACTCCTCATACATAAGAGCAACTCTATCCAAACTAAAATTATTCATAGCCCAATCACGACAAGCCTTACGAGAAATCTTATCAATATTTTTACATGCCCACTCAAAGTGGTCCATAGTTCGGCAACGATAGCCAGTAACCCCATGTAGGTTATTCTCTGCGAATCCACCCCAATCTGTAGTGATATTGGGTGTACCGCAAAACAATGCTTCAATAGTTACTCCGCCAAATGGCTCATTGTAATGTGTTGGTGCGATAAGGGCCTTTGCGTTCTTCATGAGTTCGCATCTTTCCTTTGGTTCTACATATCCAATTACAGTTACGTGATCAGGAACTTCTCCTATCACAGACTTCAGATCGCCCTGACCAGCTACAAGCAACTTTGCTCCAATACGTCTTGTTACATCAACTGCGATACCAATTCCCTTTGAGCCAATAATTCTACCAACAAACAAAAAGTAATCCTTTGGCTTATCGTTGTATTCAAAATCTTCTGGATCAAAATAGTTTGGAATCACTGCGTCATACCAATGTGGTTGGCGATTGTATTTTCCATAAACAACATTCATAACTGCGTATGATTCATAAATGTTCTGAGGACAACACGGCTCATTTGTACAACCAATACCGGGTTCAACTGGAATCAAATCTGGGTGAGCTTGAAATACTGGTCGGTGTGCGTATCCCCAAAAGCAAAGAATAAAGTCTTTTGGCTGTTTGCGTTTACCAACCTCCACAATAGCTCGCTGATTAAAAATTTGGTGGGCATGATCGGCTGTGTTGTGCTTAAAAAAGTTCTTGCGCCAATCATGATTTCCATACGCAATCTCGAGATCCTCATTGAATGTAACTGGCACATGTTCGGTACATTCAACTTCTGATTCTTTGTGACCATAATGGTATACAGTATGTCCTCTGCGTGTCATCATTTTACACCATTTTAGAACCTTTTGAGTAAAAGCACAAGCTGAATAATCTTTACGCGTTACTGTGTGTGGTAATGATAATACGTGGAACCTCATTTAGTTAATTTCATAACGAGTTATGTAAACTTATTCCATATAAGAAGTAACCATATTTACTCTGAAAGGCGTTGCGATCCCTGGAACTGGCTCTTCGGGAGATGTGACTGGCGTTAGATGATTTGTCTGCTGATCGTAAGAAGATGTTGATGTTTGCGCAGTCTTCTTTACGCTTCTCTGATCCAAAAACTCAGGAACGAACGATTCTCGATATCCTGAAAGTACATATAGAATGACGCCTACTGCTACTAGAAGTCCTAAAAAAGCCCAGTTCTTCATTTACTTTAGGATGTGAAAAATGGAATAGCTTTTTCATATTCTTTTCATAACATAAGCATGGAGGCGCGCGCACTACAAACACTAAAAGCAATGCTAAAGGAGCGAGGACTTAAAGCAGATGAATTTGAACAAGTTGGAAATCCACTTGATCAAACACGTATGTATACATTTAATGGGGTTCTCATTATATTCAGTGAAAAGACTCGTGTTACGGATACTGAATTAGGTAATTTTATTACATTTGCTTCTGAGAATGGACACACGTCCGGAACTATTGTAATTACACCAACCAAACCATCTGAAAAGGTATTGGAATCTGTCCGTAGGCACATTTCTCAGCCAGAAAATCCGCACCTACAAATATTCTATCTATCTCATCTTAACTTTGAATATGCTTGGCACCGAAAGGTACCAAAGCATCGGCTTGTAACAGAAGAAGAGAAAACAAAGCTAATGAAGGATTTGAATATGACAAAGCTCAATCAGCTTCTTAAGATAGACTCTCAAGATCCTATGGCGAAGTGGATTGGAGCAAGACCAGGCGATGTTGTTGAAGTTACCGGACTTGATTTTGCTTCTGGAGAAGGTAAACGCTGGAGATATTGCCTCGCAAATGTTTATGAACCATAAAATAATGGATACTCAGTTTAATACTCTAAAACAGAGTTACTATGATAACTATTTGCAATACCGAATAACTGGAAACCCAAGTTATCAAAACAGTTATTTGGCAGCCGAACAAGGTATTCAAAATGTTATTTCAACTTTATCAGATCAGATTAATACTAGTCAATCGGATATCTCCAATTTTTATAATAAGTCAACTGAAGATAGACTTAGGCAGCTACAATCGGACACAAAGTTCGCACAGCAAGAAATTATTAGCGAAGGGGATCAAGCTACGGCTGCGACTATGAGACAGCAATCCTATCAGTCAATTGCCCCACCAAGCTCACTTAATAATTACTACATAGCAATTGGAAGTTTGGCAGTTGTTATGTTTGGGTTAATGATGATACGCTAGATTTTACTGTATCGGCAATTGTTGACATTGGGGTTCTCATAACTAAAAATATTACGACAAATATTACAGCTAGCAAAGCAAACAGATAGACATTATACATAAAACTAGTCTCCTGTAGTTTTTGCTTGTCTGTTGAATATACTCTCTTAAGAGTTTCAACCTTGTTCTTTGTTTGTTGAATATCTTGGTAATGTTTTTGATATTCGATCAAATCTTGAGTTAACTTATCAAGGGTTGTAGAACTAAACTTATCAGTACCCTTTGAAACGTCACCCACTATTTCGCGTATTGCTGCTGTTAAATCAGTATTCAATTGTAGCACGCGAGATATTAGTTCTTGCTGTTGAGCAGGATCCTTTTCTTGAATCGCAGCTAATAAACTTGATGAATATTCAGACTTCAAGAAGTTATACGACTTCTGGAACTCTGCTATTTTTTCATTTCGTTCATTCTCGAACTCCTTAATTTCCATTACATTTTGTCGAGATAGAATAAATGCCCAAAGTTGAGTTAAACATCAAGAACGGAGTTCAAAAGGGACCTGCTACCGATTACTCTATGCTTTTGGAGATGAAGCGTCGTACTGCTAGCGTAGCCGTACAAAACGCTAAGGCTATCAAAGGCGATCAGACTAAGAAGCCTTTTATTCGCGAAGGACAACTCGCAAGCGGTACCACGCCTAATGGTGGAACTGGTGCTGTTGAATTTTACATGTTGAAAGGCCCACTTCAATTGAGCAGATACAAGTTCTAAATTACTTGTAATAAGATAATGGACTTTCAGAACGAGTATGATTCTGTAACCGACAATATAAATTCCATTATATCCACTCAGATTTCTTCTGAGGTTCAATGGTCGAATATACCGGGAAATTTGGTAAAGGCATCCTCTTCTCCCGCAGGATATGCTTGGGGATATAATTCAACGAGTGTCGTGTATATATGTCAGCTACCATGTAATGGAAATTGGCAACCCGTAAATTTAACAACCTACAATATTGCTTCCATTCAAGATCTGACAACAGATGGATCAAATGTATATATCCTAATGACAGATAAATCCGGAAAAAACAATCTACTGGTTGGACCAGCTACAAACCAGGGCTCGTGGAATATGATTCCGGTCCCATTTGCCGCCACGGGAATCTTTTCAACAAATACATATGTTTGGGCACAAGATGCCTCAAACAACAAGCAAAAGTGCCCAAAGCCATGTACCTCATCAAATTGGATGGCCAATCCAGACAAGACTGTAAAAATAACATCGGCTAGCTCATCTGCGTTATACGGTACCGATGCCTCTGGTAATGCTATGAGAACTGATGAAAGCCTACAGACTGGCTGGTCGCCTATTAGCGGACTTTCAGGATTGAAACTTAAAACATTGATAGGTCAAGGAGATCAAACGGCTCTGTACGGTATTGACATGGCATCATCTGCTTATACCTGCGATGGCGATTGTTCAACACCCCAAGAGTTAAATCCGTTAGACACATCAGGATATATGCCACTCAACTTGACAACAGATGGTAAAAAGCTATGGATGACAACAACCACAGCTGGAGAAAAGGGGAACATATTTAGCAGAGTAAACAATCCAGATTATTCATCTATTATGAATGAAGTTACTCCACTCGATCAAAATAGAGAAAAAATAGTTCAGAATATTGATGATAGCTACAATAAGCAAACACAATTAATGGTTGCCAATAAGCAGATATCAACAGTTGTAGATTTCTTCTCTAAGATGTTTAAATTTGATAATAATTCGGCAAAGGAGATTAAAAATCAAGAATCCAGATTACACGACCAAGTACAGGATGTTCAAAACAAGTTGGACCAAATGAACTCCATACAGCCATTGATTCAAAAGTTATTAATTGTTGTTACGATTGTAGCTGTAATTTATATGGCGGGTAGCTTTTTGGGTTGGATTACTCATATTATTGCGTTTATAGTCCTTGGTGCCGGTGTAATTTATTCAATTTATTCACAGAGTAATCAATAAGGATGGGTAACCAACCATCAGCTCCAGTATCTCCTACAACAGGTACACAACCACCTGTAGTTCCACCTCCGTTGCCGCCAGTTTGTGATGCGGACTGCCAGCGACAAAAGAAACTTGATGGTCTTAAAGCAACTTTAGACCAAAAAACTCTTACACAAGCAACTGATCCCGAAGGATATGAGCAAGCCAGAGTTGCGTATTTTACGGAACTCAATGGACAAGGATGGCTAGCCGAAGAGAAACAAAGAATAGCAAATGAAGAAATATCCCCAAAGATAACTGGGTTTACAAACCAATATGAACAATTAAAAACTCAACAACAAAACCAAAAAGTATTCTTAAATCTTATGAGTGCTTTGAAAAGTGAAGAATCTCAAGACCAAAGTAATTTAGGATTTCTAGAAAAGAAGGCTCAGCAAGAAAAAGATCAAGTAGATGTATTGAATCGTCTTGCGGTGATAAATCAAGCAACTGGGCCTGTTTCAACAACAAATTATTGGCCAACAATAGTACAAGTTGTAATTGGTATCTTAGCTCTTGTTATTGTATATCTTATCTATTCAAAGTTTGGAGTCATAAAAAGTTATGTTGTAAAACCGGCGGCTGCCGTGATAGTAGGAGGCAAAAAGAGTTATTAACTTAATAACAATATGGTACCTACGGCTTATATATTTTTAGCCATTTTGGTTCTATTAATGTACAGTATTACTCTATGGATGTCATCTATAGAAAACTTTGAGAATGGAGAAGGCGTAACATATGATACTCCTGAAGAAATGTATGATGATGAGTATGCTTCTGTATACAATGCTCTTTGGCATGCGAAAGAAAAACTACAGTTTGAAGAAGCATCCATACAAGATATAGCTCTTGCGGACTGGCCTAAAGATTCTGTAAAAGTATTAGACATGTGTTCGGGAACAGCTCCCCACGCGTGTTACTTTAAGAACTTGGGGGTTGATTATATTGGCGTTGATATTTCAGATGCTATGATCAATAAAGCTAAGAAGGATTGTTCGAAAGCTAAGTTTCAAAAGGATGACATCACACAAGTTCATTTGTTCCCACAAAAGTCTATGAGCCACTGTATCCTCATGAATTTTTCAGTTTACCAGTTCCAAAATCCAAAGATTCTTTCAGACAACGCGTATCAATGGCTACAACCTGGAGGATACTTTATAGTCCATATGGTCGACCCAGATAAGTTTGATCCTCTGCTTGATTTGGCAACACCATTTGCTGCTTTTTCTCTACAAAAGTATTCCCTAGATAGACAAACTGATTCAAACATCTATTTCGATAAGTTCAAGTATTTAGGACAATTTAAGAAAACAAGAGATGAAGATGACGCAGAATACACTGAACACTTTACATACTACGATAGCTCAGATAATGGAGGCAAAAAGTACCGTGAGAACAAACATCAGTGGTTTATGCCATCAAAAGAACGCCTGATTGATATCTTTAAGACTTCAGGATTTCGTCATGTAGAAGATGTACACATGTTGAATACGGGAAAAGAATACCAATATTTATGTTATTTCCAGAAATAATGGACATACATGATGCTCGTACAGTTGTTGATTTTCAAAAGTTTAGTTTTTCAGGTCATCTAAGACCGCATGTCTACAAGGTCTTAGATGAAAATATCAAATTAGGTCACGCAGATTATTCTTGCTATTGGACACTTGAGCTACTTTGCTCTGGGCTTGTTCATTCAATGTGGCAAACATTGTTCGAATCAACTGCCAAACATATAAATCGCGCAGCTCCGAATGCCTTTTTATATATGATCAAAATGTATGAAAAGTTTGCGCCCTACGAGGGGCAATACAATGTAATGTTTATGCAAGATATCCGTAATAACCAAGATGTACGAACTCTCGTTTGCGAGGTAGCTGCTTCTCTTGCTATGTGTCGCAAAAACAAGTTACCACCACTACCAAAGATTACGCCAGAACATGATTTCTTACAAATAACAATTAATGAAAATCTAAAGGCGCCATCAGCAAACTACGCAAGGGGTATCGTAAAGGATAAAGATCCATTAGAACTTTATGTTGCGTTGAATGAACTAACATACTGCCTACGCCCAGAGGTTCGAGATTTTACAAAATCACTATATTGGGTTTCTTGGATGCTAAAATACGCAAGTACATTTAAAAAGCAGAATAAACAGGATTTGCCATGTAACTATCGCCCGAATATGTTTGTTGATGAAAAACATTCTCATCTTGTCATTTGGATGATATGGGAGGCTGTACAGCAAGCAGCCCAGAGTTCTCCTCAAAAAGGTACACTTACGCCCTACATGGATGCGCTTTTCAAATTTCATTGCCTACGGTGGACACCTTCTCTATTGAAGCAAAGAATTGTATTTTTGACGACAGCTATTCTGTTTATATGTGAGAGCAACACATTGGATATTCATTATTCCGTACCACACGATATCGTAGCTGTTCATGGATTGATTGAAAATATACCCCAATGGATTTCTGCTATTATAGAAACCCAAAAGACATTTTCTTCTTAGAATAGTATAAAATGTACTTCTCTCGTAAAGTCCAGGCCTCCATGGTCGCTGCGCTTCTCTTCTTTGTGATTAGCTCCCCCTTCACCTACAAGATCGTAGACAAGCTAGTTGGCGGTATCGTAGGCTCAGTCGTTCCTCAGGTTGCCCACTGGTTCAAGATCGCGGAAGCCGGTTGCCCTACTACCTATGGTCTAGCGGTCCATGCGACTGTGTTTGGCCTCGTTACCTATGCATTGATGCAGTAAAATGAATTTACTTAAGGCATAGTAAAGTATACCTAAACTATGAAAGTCTTACTCTTTGATACAGAAACAACTGGATTGCCTAAAAGCAACAACCCGTCCTCAAACGGACCCAATAACTGGCCACATATAGTGTCTATTTCTTGGGTGATCTTAGATGTAGATACGAATACAGTCCTAAAAAAGAAATACCATGTAATTTATCCAAAAAACTGGGAAATTCCTGAGGAATCCGTTAAGATTCATGGAATCACAACTACGAAAGCAAAAGAGGATGGACAAGATCTACAGGTTGTAATTAGCGAATTTCTTGGCGAATCATATGATGCCTTAATTGCTCACAATATGGACTTTGATTACAATGTTTTACACAATGCGATTGAATGGGACTTGGATATCCAATTTGCAGGTATTTCCAAGCCAAAGTATTGTACGATGAAGCTATCAAGGGATATTTGTAAGATCGTAAAAGGTATGAGCTACAAAAATCCTAAACTTAGTGAGTTATATGAGTTTGTCTTTAAAAAGAAGCCAGAAGTAGCATCACTACATAACTCATTGTACGATACAATGATTCTCACAGATATTGTTCAATCCTGTGATGAACTTCGGCGTAAAATGAATTTACCTACAAAACAGCAAGTAACTCTAACCAAACAAGATGTTCGTCCAAAAAATGACTCCGGAATCTTATCCATTAGATTTTAGTAGCAAGATTAAGTCTGCTAAAGTTAATTATGTATGGGGTCATGATGGCTGGTGTTATGTACCACAACTCCAACGTAGGCAGAAATATTTAGCTCACAAAGGAGGCATTATTGAGATTATTATTGAGGCTTGGTCTGGGGTAATTCCAATGTGGGAACACCTCGAGGATGTGGAGATATCTCTATTTTCTCAATCACCTCTTCTTTGGGCTGAGAAGATTGGGGCTTCTTGCGAGATATTCTTAGAGACCAAAATAAGCCAAAGCAAAAGCAAGAAAAGTCCCGACCATCAACCTGCTGAACAATTCCCTCTGTAACATTGTCAATCACAGCCTTTACGCGAGGATCATCATCTAATTTATCAATCAGATCAGTTAGAGGTTTTACAGCTTGTTCAACGACCTCTTCAATTTTTTCAGCGACCTCTTGTGTATTCTCTTGAACAGTATCAAGAACCTTATCTGTTTGTTCCTCAATCTTGTCTGCTACTTGTTCAGATTGTTGTTCAACAACTTCAAGAATCTTTTCTTTTATTTCTTCTTTCTTGTCCTCGATGAGGACTTCTACTTTGTTTTCAGAAATAGCTTGTTCTATAAGAGAAGCCATTGCGTCTTTACGAGAAGCAGATAAAACTTTCTGTTGAACAAATGGTAGTATTAGATGTTTTGTATGTTGCTTTTGCTACTATAGCAGTCATGGTATTTTTACAACTTGTAACATTCTTTGTTACTCGTATGATGTATCCTCCAGAGCCAAAGATCATCTATCGGGATGTGCCTGTATTACAGAGACAGGTACAGTTTGCCCCCCCACCTGTCCAAGAGCCACCACCACTCTTCCCCCAAAACGGACCTACTTTAACACAAACTCAACAGGAAGTACAATTACCCGAATATGAGCCTCGCAAGCCAGCTTCAGACTCGCTACGAGTGGACCCCGAATTACCGATTGGTCTTAAAGAAACCCGTCCCGAAGGATTGTAAGACATTTATAGTTCCCCAAACAACAGGTCAGAGCGGGTGGATTGTCTTTACATACGAAAACAGCATTCCCGTGTGCTATTGGATTAGTACACATGAATGTAAAAAAGTACCTTGTGTAGCAGATGAACGAATTTGTGGTGATACATTTCTTCGTGTTGAAAAAATTGATGAATTAAACTATATTGTATCTGATATTTGGATGTATAACTCAAATTGTGTCTTTGTTTGCTCTACATTCGAACAAAGATACAATTGGTTGAAGAGTTGGTTGCCATTGGTGACAAGATCTATTGAGAATGTTACAATTGATTTGATTCACAAGTCAGAAATGGCAGATGAGATGCCTATCAAAGGATATGAAGAATATTTAGATGAGAATGGCAAGCATGGGTATTTTGTAGAAAAGGATGACTCTGAGATTGTTGAAGCTGTTAAGATGAGTTTACCCGATTGTTATGAGATTGTTGGAAAAGGATACATTCGAGTACCAGATTTAAAAACATCTGCGTATCTTCGTTCAAAAGGAGACAAGTTCACTTGTAAATGTATAAAGTTTGACGATGAATTTTGGAGTATTGTAGAAAACATTCCTGAGATAGAATTAAATGCGTAAAGGACACACCAAGCGTAGAAGCATGAAGAAGAAGACCGCACGTCGTCGCACACTAAAGGGAGGCTACTATTCGTTTAGCGGAGCTGTGGGTACCGGTGCGCCAAGCTGGTCCAGACATTCTGAGATGGGTGACTGGGCTGTATCCAGCAGAGGAGGAAATACTCAGTATGGATCATCTCGTCACAAGAAGATGACTAAAGGTAAGAAGGTACGCGGTGGATCTCGATTTGGAGCAGTATCCGCTTCTTATCAGGGAACTGGTGCTCGCGGAGTAGCAGACTATGTGGCTACAAACACCAAGGTTCCTCCATTTGGCGCCCCTCAGCTAGGAGCCTTTAACAATGCTGGCGCACAACCTGGATCTGGATTTGGTAGTTTTATCAAAGCGCATTAAGTTTTTACCATACATTAGATAATATGAAACTTGATACTGTAGTTGCAGGCGGAATCCTCGCCCTTGTATCAGCTTATCTGCTACAAAGACGTTTGACTGCTGTTCTTGTGTGGCTAGCACTTGGTGTTTTTGTTGGAAGTACCATGCTAAAGCTCAGTCATACATTGTCAGTTTTGTTTGGAGTATTGGTAGTTTATGTTGTATCTTTGGTAACCAAAGGAACATATGAGGGATTTGAAAATGAAGGAGAAGAAGAAGAAAAGGAAGATCCTAAGAAGCCAAAGCCTGCTCCGCCAAAGACCGACGACCCCCATCTAGATGTGGGTACAACTATTCTTCATGCTTACCGTAATTTAACTCCAGAGCAGATCGGCGGAATGCGACGCGATACAAAGGAACTCCTAGAACTACAAAAGGAACTGATGGGATCTTTATCTGAAATGAAGCCAGCTATTGAACAGGGTGCGCAACTACTTAGTACGTTTAGCACGTTCTTTGGCGATCAACAGTGAGTCCAATAGTCGCTGCATGGCATCTGCGTAGACGAATACATGATACTCTGCTTCGTTACACGTAATAAATGGACCCCCTATTTGTTTGACTATTTTTGTCCATTCTCGAATTTGAACTTGTAATTGCTTCATACGCAACCAATCGCTCCATATGGAAACCACCTTCTGTAGCGAAAGTAGTAGGAATAAATCCATACCATTCCAGTATAGCTGAGCAAGCGTAATCAATGGAGATATCAGCATATCAAACCACAAACTAATCTTTTCAAAAAGAGTTTCTTTTATAAACTTTTTCTGTAAAGACACATATTCGTCTGCTATTTTAAAATACTCAACTGGCTGAGCAATAAGTCTATAAATTATATCTGAATCCAATCGTTTATAAAGATTTTGATAGTTTGGTATCATTTCCTATTACTAATCCAGATAGAGGTATTTCTTCTTCTTTTAACGTTTGAGAATCCAAATACAACCATCTTTTTGCGTTGAAGATACGAGTAACATCAACTAAATAATCTTCGTTTACGCGATCACCGTATTGTACTTCATCATTGATCTGATCTGTGACAGTTGTAACTGTATTATTATCAAGTTCAGCTCCGATCCACAACCATGGTAAGTCTTGTACACTAACTCTCTCTTCAATCACTGGCTCCTCTTCAAATAACATAGCATATTTACGGCGACACCAAAACAAAGCATGGTATGCCTTATAGCAAAAATTAACAAATATGTTCATTTATATTTTAATACATGGATGTTGATGAAAGCGGTAGCGCATCCTGTTGCTTGAGTTGAGTGACATACTTATCACGATTCTTCTTGTTGTCAGCAGTGAGTGGGCTGAACTTTTCCTGAACATACATCGCAGCCATGCGATCAATACCTAGACCCAACGAGATCGAAGTCGCCAACGCAGTGATTATAAATGGAGTCGCAATGATAGCCCAAGATACAACACCAAGCTCAACTGAGCACATCGCATCCAAAATGACGGTACCAGCTACACCCATTACAACCTTGACAGCTGCGGTTAGAAACATACCTAGAGACAAATCTAGACCTACTTGTACCACAATGTAAAGTAGGTACAATAGCGCGGGCGGGCATAACATTTCGATAAAACGCATCTTCAGGTTATTTACATTTGAAACAATAAAAAATGAGCGACCCAATTGATACTATCTGTCTCCTAGCAGATTGTACTAGAGATCAAGCAGAGGAAGTCTATTATGAAACTAGAGACATAGTTGAAGCAGTAGATAGACTTCTAATGAAGCCAGTATGTGCTGCCGATAAGTATATCCGACCAAAAAAAGAGAATAAGCTAACTGAAGAACAAAAGCTACTAAAGCAGGCAGGAGAACTGCTTAAAAAGTTTGATGAAGAGCGATCTACTTTCCAAGGTCAACACGTAGACGAGGGATCAGGCGTGACACAACTCCCCCACGAGGAAATGGTTCTACAAAATAATTATTCTCAGCAATGTCAGCTTGCTTCTCTGGAAGAAGTGGCTCAAACACAGGAAACTGCTTGTCAGTTACAGTCTGAATGCTCTTGCGATTCGCAGTTGAATGTCCAAACATAACACGACTCTGGTCTCCAATATCTTCGACAGATCCCATAGCTAAAAATGGCGTAGTTGCGTATGGGCGAGCAAACACTTGCTTAGGACCCTTTGTTCTTGCGGTTCCTGGTGCGCCCCAAAGTAGATCACTATGCGTATCAATAGCACAACCACCCTCAGGGGAATTGCCAAAGTTTCCTCTGGCAATCATTCCAGGATTTCCAGCTACACCCTGTACTGCCCAAGCATTCCCACATCCACTCTGCGTTGAATGACCAACTTGTTCATGTAATTGTTGAGGATCACGCGCTGCCTCTCCTTGTCGCGTTGGAGCATAAAAGCGCAAAAGGCCACTATTGTCCATTATATGATGATTTAGAAAGTAAATGAAGTAGTTATACTAAAATGTCGTGGGGATATCATCTTATGCTTGATTGCCACAAGTGCCTACCAAATGCGATTCGTAACAAGCTACTGATTGACGAATTTACTCGAAGACTAGTGAGACGAATTGATATGATTCCTCATGGACCACCTCAGATCATACATTTTGGCTCTGGTAACAAAGCCGGATATACAATGGTTCAATTAATTGAGACATCTAACATTTGTGCTCACTTTGTGGAAGAAACTAATGATATCTATCTTGATGTATTTAGCTGTAAAGAGTTTAGTCCTCAGCAAGTCAAAGACATGGTAGATAGCTACTTCAAGCCACAGATGTTTAGACCAAACTTTGTTATTCGGCAAGCAGGCCCGCTTATTGAAAATGGAAGAAGTCTTAATATTCCAAGAATGCAATAAACAATGGTAGTTGTACAACCTGCTGATTGGCAGGAGTCAGATTCTAATTTTAAGTATGTAGTAGATGTATTTGGACGAAACCAAGACTTTGGTGTCGTCAAAGTACGATTGACTGGATTTTGTCCTTATTTCTATCTTTTAGCAAAAGATGGCGAGACCGCAGATAACCTATATTCTGAAATTGAAAAGTCATCGGGCAAACGGTTGATTGGTATGAAAATTACTCAAGAATCAAAGCTGGATGCCATGAAGGGATTTAGTGGCCTCAAACCAGTCAAGGTTTGGAAGATCGCTTGCCCTGCTTTATGGATGTTTAAAACTGTCGTTAGGACACTTAAGCATGGATTCTGCCTAAAAGGACGACATGTTTACCCTAGTGACATTTATGAATCCAATCTACCTCCATTTATTCGTCTCTTTCACGAGATGGATATTTCTCCTGCCTCTCCATTCGAATTTGAAGCAGATGAAGAATCGCCTGACGATGGAATTATTGTTGATAAATGCTACACTATCCATTACAAAGAGATTTCTCCGAAACCAACAGCTAACATTCCATTATATGTGTTAGGCTTTGATATTGAGGTCTATTCAGATTCTGGACTATTTCCAGTCGCAAAGAATGATCTTGATGAGATTACGCAGATTGGTCTAAGTTTCCGATGGAGTGATAGTCTTCTAAAGTCAGAAAGAAGATGTGTGATTGTAAATGGCGAGGTAGCAAAATCAGATGATCCAGATGTTGAATATATTTCTTGTAAGAATGAGAAGCAATTGTTAATTACATTTGAGAAGCTTATTCAAGAAGAGAACCCAGACGTTGTCTGTGGTTACAACACATTTGGATTTGATGATTCGTATATCGCAGATAGAGCTGAAAAGAATAGGGTTCATCTTCAGATGGGAAGAACTGAAGGATCCAGCGCATGGAAATATGATGGTGCCTTTGTGCCTACCGAGCGTAAGAAGTTTGAACTAGCTTCAGGTACATTTGATGTAAGATTGTTTGAGATGCCTGGCAGATTACCAGTTGATCTTCTTCTAAGTGTACGCCGTGAACAAAATTTGGACTCCTACAAGCTAGATAATGTAGCTTCTACATTTCTGCGAGACAAGGTAACTAAAGTTGAACGAATTGATAAACAACACCTAAAGATTCATACAAAGAATACTCGTGGATTGTTCAATGGAAATCTAGTTCGGTTTGATATTGTTGGAAATACAATCAATCCATACCAAGATGGCCGGAAATTCCCAATTTACGATGTTGAGCCAAAGTCATTTGTAGTGATAACAAAGGATCCTATACTGGATGATGTTGATATTACAAAGCTTGAGTGGTCATTTACTAAGGATGATGTATCATTCAAGGATATGTTACAATCTCACCATGGGACCCCTAATCAGCGAGCAAATATCGCAAAGTACTGTCTTCAGGATTGCGATCTTGTGTTGACATTGATGGCAAAACTTGATACACTTGTGAATGCCCGAGGAATGGCGGATGTATGTCGTGTTCCAATTCAATACATCTTTCTGCGTGGTCAAGGAATTAAGATCTATTCTGCGGTCGTATACAATGCCTCCAAACGAAATCAAATTATTGTAAGTCAGGAAGGGTTCGAAGGAGACACATCCTATGAAGGAGCTATTGTGTTACCTCCAAAGATTGGTATGTACCTAGATCAACCTGTTCCAGTTCTTGATTTTAATTCATTGTACCCATCCAACATGATTGCTTATAATCTATCTCCAGATACACTCGTGTATGTGAAGACATTTGACTCAAATGGCAAAAAGATTCGGCATGAGGGATCAGATGGAAAGGAATTTAAGGAGGCTGGTTATATCATTGATGAAATTGGCTATGATGTAGACAATGGAAGAGTTATCTGCGGATTTGTCCAGCCAAGAGCTGAAGATTCTCGTACTGTTGGTTTATTGCCTCTTACTCTGGACATTCTACTTAAGATGCGAAAGGAGACACGAAAACTAATGGAAAAAACTGAAGATGAATCCCAAAAATCAGTTCTGAATGGTCTACAACTTGCTTATAAGGTTGTAGCAAATTCAGTGTATGGTCAGTGTGGCTCAAAGACATCGCCTATTCGTAGCCTTGAGGTAGCTGCGTGTACAACTGCAGCTGGCAGAGATCGTATTCAATTCGCAAAGAAGATTGTAGAAACTGAATTTGGAGCAGAAGTTATCTATGGTGATACTGATTCAATCTTTGTAAAGTTTCCAACACAGGATCTACAAGAATCTATGAAATTAGGTCAACAAGCAGCAGAACGAATTACATCTGCTATTAACCGAAAGCCCTACAAGATTGAATATGAGAAGACTTTCTATCCCTTTATTCTATTTTGTCGCAAACGCTATGTAGGTATGATGTACGAAGATGATCCAACTAAGTGTAAGCGCAAGAGCATGGGTATCGCTCTCAAACGCAGAGATAATGCGCCGATTGTAAAAGATGTATTCGGCGGAGCTCTTGATATCCTAATGGAGCATAGAGACATCAAAGCTGCTCAGAAGTTTGTACAAGATATGTTGGTTGAAGTCATGCAAAATAAGATGCCACTGGACAAATATATTATTACCAAACAGCTACGTGATGATTACAAGAATCCTGATCAGATCGCACACCGTGTTCTTGCGAACAGAATGATTGAGCGAGATCCAGGTAACGCACCACAAGTTGGAGATCGGTTACCCTATATCTATGTAGCCAACCGACGGGATGAGAAGAAACAAGGCAATAAAATTGAACATGTTGATTATGTCAAGGAACACAATCTTAAACCAGATGTAGAATTCTATATCACAAATCAGATCCAAAACCCAGTGGCACAGCTATTTGCTCTTGCGATTGACCAGCTAGATGGGTACAGAAGCAAAACAAACTACTCAAAGATGTTAAAGGAATATCTTGTATCAGGAATGGATGAAGAGGATGCTACCTTGGCAGTATTGAAACAAAAGGAAAAAGAATTGGATTCAATTCTATTTACAACTGCTAGTTACTTAACCAAACACAAACGTGGGCCTATGGATACATTCCTTGGACGAAAGTAGTAGAAGTTATTATAATTTTTTGATTTTAAAGCATGACCTATTATATACTCAATATGGAGGAACATATGTTAGATCTTTTAGAGAGTCTGATTGATGGAAGAAATATGTTTATTGGTCGTCTTGGTCAGATCGCCCATCCACAAAGACCAACCATGCTTTCAAGATTTATGATGAATGAGATTATTTACCTTGAAATTATGAATAGAGTCTACAATACACACAATCGCAATAACTTAACCCAAGCTGTACTAACTCTTACAGTTCCTCCTAATTTTCTAGATCCAGTCAATATTGCCCCAACTCCTGAACAAATTCAAGCTGCTATCGAACACATTCCATCAACCACATCAGATTGCGCTATCTGTCAAGATTCGATTTCTTCAAACGGCGTGAAGCTTCGACATTGCGGACACGTTTACCATCACTCTTGCCTTCTTTCTTGGTTTGCAGTGAGTACTCGTTGTCCTGTTTGTCGACATGACATCCGAGAGGGTCAGGTAACCCAAACGCACGCTGCTTCAGAACAAACGTCTTCTCAATCGTCAGACCAGTCGGTGGAAACTGATACTTTGGAATAGTATCTGATTTCCCATACTGAACTCTGTGAAACATACGGCGAATATCATAATTACATTCTTTAATTAATTCTACTACATCTTCACCAGGAAAGATATTTTCTAAATCTGCTGGTCTGGGTGGGAAACATCTAATAATTTCAATTAAGTCTGTATTTCGTTTAAAAATAGTTGGTACTTCATTACTCGTAAAAATAATAGGAACTCTTCTTTCTTTATCTTTTATCCATTGAATGATCTTTTGCTGAGCATGAGGATCTGATCCATCAATCTCATCCAAAATTACACATGTTTTTCTATTTCTATCTCCACGCAAAAATGAATGGATATTGATAGCTGATCTACATGCGTCTTTAATTTTCTCAACATCTTCAAAACTACGAATTGCCTTACTCGCATTAATTTCGAGCGGATCAAACCCAAATGATCTAGCAGCGGCTAAAGCAAGGGTTGTTTTACCAATTCCAGGTGAACCAGTTAATAAAACAGATTTTTCAAATGTCTTTGATTGTAAATAGTTTTGGAGGAGTCCTTTTGCTTCTGTATGCCCAATAACATCATCTAGAAAGGTTGGTCGGTGGGCTTCAGAATACATTACTCTATTAATAGAAATCCGTTTAAACAATGTACAAGAATTAAGATTGCTCTAGTAGCTCAGTTAGTCAGAGCATTCGTCTTATGAGCGGAGGGTCGTGGGTGCAATTCCCACCTAGAGCATTTTTTAACCACAAAATCCACCCCAAGTTGTACCACAAGATCTAGCTACATTACACTTTGCAGCATATGTATTCAAAGTCGACATATCTGGATTAAAGGGCATACACTGTGTCTTGTAATTCGGTTCACACATCTTTGTTGTGACATTAAAACTCCAACGATCTGGGCAAGTTCCCAAAGAAGTAGCTGTAGGGGTAACAATCATCTGGGGATTTATCACAAACTTGTAAATCACTAAAAATAAGGCAGTAAATCCAGCCACCATAAGGGCGATAACGATATACTGCATTCTTTCTTTTTTACAAGGAAAGGAAATGGATGTTGCCAGGCATGTTTTTACAACATATTTCAATGATGTTACTAATGTACTCGTCCGCCATCATCTGGATTCGTACTCAGATCTTTTGAACAACAAGATTCCAAACTTCATCAAAGGTATCAACCCTATTAAGCAGGATTTGGGAGATGGTCGCCAAATTCATGTCTATATCGGAGGAAAGGATGGTAATGAGATCAAATATCTACCACCCGTAGATGATTTCGGTAATGCTATTCTCCCACACCTTTGTCGGCTAGAAGATAAGACTTACAAATTGGGTATTCAAGTTGACTTTGATATTGATTATATTTTTGAAAATGACACAGAAACAGTTCGCTTCAAGGATATCATGTTGGCAGAGATCCCACTCATGTTGAAAAGCTCATTATGCTTTTTGTCAACTATGACATCTGATCAGCTCTATGACGCAGGAGAATGTAAGTTTGAATTGGGCGGATATTTCATAATTGGTGGAGCTGAAAAGGTTCTTCTTACGCAAGAACGATTAGGTGACAATATGTTTTATGCCTCTCGGCGTGTACGTCCGCCATCGGGTCCAGACGCAAGGGGACTCACCCAAAAAGAAGACGCTCCCAAGCTAGAAGATGGAGTTACAAAGGGAGAAGAATATGAGTACATAGCAGGTATTAAATCAATCTCTGAAGACGGTACAAATGGACCATCTACCCATTTCCTAACGATTCCTCCTAAAAATATGAAACCAAGCGATCCCTCTTTATTGGCAAAAACAACAGACTTTTCTGCTTTTTCAACCAACCGATTGGCACTTATTAATCTGCCCGGATTTAGCCAAGAGATTCCTTTGATTAGCGTATTTTATGCGTTGGGACTCACTAGTGATCAAGATATTTATGATACAATTCTAGCAGGTATACCAGATAAGGAAAGACAACCATACGATGAGATATTCATGGAGCTTGTGCTCAGCCATGAGAAGTTCCTGAAGCAAATGATGTTAAAAGAAGAAGACCAAAATGAAGATCCGAATATGTTGGTTTTGTATCGCCAGACACGTACTCGCACAAAGGCAGGTGTGTATGTGAACTTGTATAATTACTTATTCCCCCATTGCGAGCTAAATGAAGGAGAATCGGCTTCTTCCTTTTATCGTCGTAAGGCCTATTTGCTAGGTAATCTTACTCGTATGGCAATAGAGATAGCTATTGGTATAAAGCCAAAGACTGATCGCGAACACTATCGTTTCAAGCGTTTGGATGCCTCGGGCGAACTACTTTTCCAAGAATTTCGACGAGTCTTCAAAGAGATCTCCAACAGCATGAAAACACTGATGGATAGTCGCGTACACTATCAGCAGGAGACATACGCAGGCAAGAAGCTAACAGAATTAGTACAAGTAGAAAACATCAATACCGTATACTGGAAATACTATGAATTTCTAAATAACTTTGAGAAATCCTTCAAGGGAAAATGGGGAGGCAAAGATGGTGTAGCGCAGGAACTATCTCGCTACTCATATTTGGGCACAATCGCACATCTGCGTCGTATCAATGTAGACATGGATAAGGGTAGTAAAATGGTTGAACCCCGCAGAATTCATGGTAGCTCTTGGGGACTCGTATGTCCAACAGATAACCCAGATGGACACAACATTGGTCTTATCAAATCACTTACTCTGCTTTGTTCGCTATCAACTGCCTCTCCATCAGCAGATGTTCGTAAACTCATAGAAGAGTATGATTCATTTACTTCACTTTCTTTAATTAATCCTTCAACTTGGGATCCTCGCTGGACCAAGGTGTTTTTAAATTCAGATCTAATTGGTGTATGCGAGAGAGATACAACTGATCTACATGATAAGCTATTAAGTGCCCGACGAAGCGGTGCTATCAATAAGTTTGTCTCTCTATGCTGGAATAGATTGGACAATGAATATATAATCTATACTGACGCAGGAAGACCAATGCGCCCACTATACCGTGAAGGAATAAAACCTGATCAAGTCAAGAAAGTAAAAGAATGGAAATCAATGGTACAAAAATTATTTGATTATGTGGATGGACAGGAATCTGAAAGCCTACGCGTTAGCATGGAACCATTCTCACAGGATAAGCTGTCTGAAATTCATGGAATGGCATTATTCTCTGCTTCTGCTAGTGTTATACCCCATTCAGATCATAACGCATGTGTGAGAAATATGTTTAGCTGTCAACAAACCAAACAAGCATGCGCATGGTTCAATACTGCTTTCAATAAACGATTTGACACTATAGCAACTTGGCTCAATTACGCACAGAGGCCCATTTCTCAAACATGGACTGTTAATTCAATTATGGGTAAGGATGGGTGTATGCCGTATGGTCAGAATCCAATTATAGCAGTTGCCACCTACACTGGTTACAATCAGGAGGATTCTATTATCCTAAATGATGGTTCTGTAAAAAGAGGAATGTATACAATTAGCTACTACCATGGCTACAAAATAGAAGAAGAAATGATTGATACGTTGACAAATGTACATACTGAGTTTGGGAATGTTGCTTTAGATCCAAGATACAGAGAAACAGTAGCTCGTAAACCAGGATATGATTACGATCAATTAGATGGCAATGGAATTATCCGCAAAGGCGCAAAGGTAACTGATAAGACAATTTTAGTAGGAATTGTAAGCCCAATTAAAGACAATTCAGGTCAAATTATTGGATATACCGATAAATCTCACGAACCAAAGCGCGGACAACATGGATATGTTGATGATGTATATATGTATCAGACAGCAAGCGGACTGCGTTGTGTAAAGATCAGGGTTGTAGAGAATCGCGAACCGCAAACTGGAGATAAATTTTCAGTAAGACACGGTCCTAAGGGAACATGTGGTACACGTATCCCTGAAGAAGATATGCCTTATACTCCAACCGGAATCAGACCTGATATGATTTTGAATCCTCATGCGTTCCCATCACGAATGGCTTTAGGTCAAGTCATTGAGATGATGTGTACCAAACTAGGAGTTGAATTAGGTTATATGTCAGATGCGACTCCCTTTTCAACTCAGAATAGGGTTGCTGAAACAAAAACATTGCTACAAAAAGCAGGATTCCATCCATATGGACATGAGGTTCTGTACAACGGTATGACTGGTGAAATGATGGAAGCTGAAATATTTATGGGTCCTGCTTATTATTTGCGTCTCAAGCAGATGGTAGAAGATAAGATCAACTACAGATCAACTGGTCCCAAAAAGTTGCTAACACATCAACCACTCGAAGGACGAGCACAAGATGGTGGTCTGCGTATTGGTGAAATGGAACGAGACTCGCTTATATCGCATGGTCTAGCTAAGTTTTGGAATGAGAGCATGATGGAGAGATCTGATAAGTCAGAAGCTCTATTCCAGCCAGAACTTGGTAAATTTGATGCCAATCCAGATTATTCATATGTAGAAATGGAGGTGCCTTATGCTACAAGATTGCTACTCAATGAAATTCAATCAATGCATATTGATGTACATTTAAATACTAAATAATCTATAGATTCAAATGGATTTTACAAAAGAATGGATATCTAATAATATACATTTAATTGAACCAAATACTTCTCAAATACCTAGACTTTTACACTTGATATGGGTCGGAGATAACGAACTCCCATCAAGTGTTAAAGAAAATATACAAAAATGGCAATATTATATGCCAGATTGGACTATTCAGTTATGGACAAACAAAGACATAGAAACTCGACACTTTACAGAAGAGATTATATCTAAAATACATGAGGCAATAAAGCCAGCTCAAAAAGCTGATATTATGAGATATTTTATTGTTGAAAAATATGGGGGATTTTACATGGATACAGATATTACGCCACACAGATCATTAACTCCACTAACACAACTTGGTTTTGACTTAGTATTGTATCATGATAACGATTTAACATGGGAATATATTATAAATTGTGCTTTTGGAGCAATACCACATCATCCAGTACTAAAAAGAGCATGTGATATGATTCGATGTGCTACACTCAATACAGACGATGTTCATTTTAAAACTGGACCATCTCTTTGGGGAAGATCGGTTGCCTCAGTTAGTATTCCTGGAAAAAAGTATGCCCTTCTTTCTCATAGATTTTTTAATAAAACCCCTTATTTTTCTGGAAAATATGGGACACATACATATGCTGCTTCTTGGGTAAATAATTAACGACGAACCTTGCGTTTTAGTGTCTTCTTTGATTTCTTAGAATGCTTTCTGGTCTTTTTACGACCAGCCTTTAATATTCCTTGTTCTGAACCCTTATAAGGATCAGATTCAGCATAAGAAGTTATTTTTTGTAGTTGTTTAGAGGATCTCAAAAATTCACGACACTTTGCCATTCGTTCTACACCTTGTCCTTCTACGATGTCAATTGGGTTTCCAGCATCATCAAAGACTAAATTATCCTTAAAAGCTTCGTCGTATCCTAGCCCAATTATCTTAGATAAGTGGTCGGCAAATGAGTTTATAAGGGCATCTTTAAGTTGAACACCATCTAGATCTACATCATCGGGACCAGAGTCACGAAACTGTGGAGAATTCCATCTTGTTGTAAACGAAGGATATTGCTTCTCAAATAACTGTTCATATTGACACGGATGGTTTACTAGTTTAATAAGTCTTTGGGGATCTTTAGGAGGGGACTTTTTAAATAATTTTATAAGTTCAGCCTTTGTAGCCTCAACTAGAGGAGCTGGGACTCTCGCAGCAATTACAAGATCATTTGCCAGTTTAGCATTTTTGTCTCCGAGTAAAAAAGACATCCTTGTTTATTAGAAACGGATTTTATTGTTAGGAGCATATAGAATGGAAAAAATGGCCGAACACCTATATGTACTTAAGCGCAACGGACAACGCGAGCCTGTATCATTTAATGAAATCTTAGAACGCATTCGCAAGCTATCAAATGGTCTTGATCACGTAAATCCTGATCTTGTAGCACAAAAGGTTTGTAATCAGCTAAGCGATGGAATCAAGACTTCTGAACTAGATGATTTTGCAGCTGAGGTTTGTGCTATGATGCAGGCCAGATTTCATACTAATTATGGAAAGCTAGCAGCCCGCATTGTTATTGATAACCACCACAAGAATACACCTAGTTCTCTAATTGATTCTGCATTTGTCCTCTTTGATGAGGGCATTGTAAGCGAAGAGCACCATAAGGTTGCTTTGAATCCCAAGTTTGAGGATATGATTGATTATTCTCGTGACTTTATCTTTGATTACTTTGGGTTCAAGACTCTCGAGAAGGGTTACCTATTAAGACGCAGAGATGGTCGTATTTGGGAGCGCCCACAACATATGTGGATGCGTGTAGCTATTCAGCTCCATGGAGATGATTATGATCGTGTAAAGGAGACTTACGATGCGTTATCTCAAGGTTACTTTATTCAGGCAACGCCAACCCTCTTCAACTCCGGTACCAATCATCCACAACTAAGCTCATGCTTTCTTGTACAGATGGCTGATGATTCTATTCAAGGAATCTACAAGACACTTGGGGATTGCGCACAGATCAGCAAGTGGGCTGGTGGTATTGGATTATCTGTTCATAATGTTCGTGCTCGTGGATCTAAGATTCATGGCACAAATGGCGACTCAACTGGTATTGTACCTATGCTTAAGGTATTCAATGATACGGCTAAGTATGTAAATCAAGGTGGGAGAAGAAATGGTAGCTTTGCTATCTATCTCGAGCCTTGGCACGCAGATATTGAGGAGTTTCTACGACTCAAGCTGAACCAAGGAGCAGAGGAGGATCGCGCAAGAGATCTATTCTATGGACTTTGGATTCCTGATCTCTTCATGAAGCGTATGGAAGCCAACCAAAATTGGACTCTTATGTGTCCAAATGAATGCCCTGGACTAGCCGATTGTTGGGGTGAAGAATTTGAAAAGCTTTATGAAAGCTACGAGAAGGCTGGTAAAGGACGCAAGTCAATTCCAGCACAGAAGCTATGGCAGATGATGTTAGACGCACAAATTCAAACAGGAACTCCTTATTTATGCTATAAGGATGCAGCTAACTCAAAGAGTAATCAACAGAACCTTGGAACTATCAAGAGCTCTAACCTCTGTACTGAGATCATGGAGTTCACGTCTAAGGATGAAACGGCTGTATGTAATCTCGGTTCGTTGGCGCTCCCGCGGTTCATTGAAACAAGCGAGACGGGGATCAACACTTTCAACTTTACCAAGCTACGTGAGTACACAAAAATCTTAACTCGTAATCTTGATATCGTTATTGATAAGAACTTTTACCCAACTCCTGAGTGCGAGAGAAGTAATACGCGAAACCGCCCAATTGGCATTGGTATCCAAGGATTGGCAGATGTATTTGCTATGATGCGCTATCCTTGGACTTCTAAGCAAGCTGCTAATCTCAATAGAGAAATCTTTGAGAATATCTATTATGCTGCTTTGGAAGCATCTTGTGAAAGATCAGCAGAATATATGCGATCAGAGTTTTGGAGAAATATCCCGATAGATGAACAATTTGGATATTATAAAACTTTCAAAGGATCTCCTGCCTCAAAAGGTCAACTCCAATTTGATCTTTGGGGAGATAAGCCTACGCAGACACCCTACTTAAACTGGGAAAGCCTAAGAGGAAATGTAAAAGATGGAATTCGTAATTCTTTGCTAATCGCACCTATGCCTACTGCGTCTACATCTCAGATTCTGGGAAACAATGAATGCTTTGAACCATTCACATCTAACTTGTATGCTCGTCGTGTACTAGCTGGAGACTTTATGGTAATCAATAAGTATTTGGTAAATGATCTGATTAATTTGGGATTATGGACAAGTGATGTACGTACTGAAATTATCGCAAACAATGGAAGTATCCAGACCATTATGAGCATCCCATCCGAGTTGCGCGAGCTATATAAGACTGCTTGGGAGATTCCTCAGAAGACAATCATTAATATGGCACGAGATAGAGCTCCATTCATTTGTCAATCGCAGTCATTGAATCTGTTCCTTGCTGAACCCACATATGCTAAGATTTCATCTATGCATGTGTATGCTTGGAAACAAGGCTTGAAGACTGGTTGTTATTATTTGCGTACAAAGGCAGCCTCAACTGCACAAAAGTTTACTGTTGAACCACCCACAAGTTGTTTGACTTGCTCGAGTTAAATTAGATAGCCCGAATTTTTAAATTCAAGGGCTGCGGTCAAAATTTCTCTGTAGGTTATTATAAAAGAATGTCCACTACTGGTGCAGTTGAAGCTTTTGTTCCTCTAAACGGCTCTGCCGGTAACTCTGCCCCCATCACTGGTGGCAAGCGTCGCAAGCTAAAGCTAGTGACCCGCAAGCAGGCTCGCAAGATGCTAAAGAAGCTAGGTCACAAGATGCGTGGCGGTGAGGCTGAGGATGTAGTGCCTGTGCCCGATGATATGAAGAAGGCTGCTGACAGCGGCGCTACTATGGGTGGCCGTCGTCCCCGTGGCAAGAAGACTGCTCGCCGTGGTCGTTCTCGCTCTCTTTTTGGCATGAAGTATTAAGTTGCTCGCCAATCTGAGTCACCATCTGGAATAGGTTCTCGTTAAACCCCCAATGACATCCATTTGATTCCTTGAGTTCAGGCGTCTTTCGAGATGACGTATTTTTCGGATGAATTAAACTTACAATAACCTCCTGTGGAGATAACTCCCTACACATTTGCTCACGACCGTGAATAAATGCGTTTCCTTCTCCAATATGTACGCTATCGTCAAAATACCCATCTTGCCAAAATTTACGAGTAAAAACAAGAGTTGCCTCAGAAACTCGTTGTCCCATAGGTAACGTCATTGGAGGAACATTCATAAAAGATGAAAACTTCGTGACATCATAGCAAGGAATAGTTGTACAAAACCCACACTGTTTGACCGGCTCTTTCAACAACATAGCTACACGATGAAGAACTGAATTATTTGGATATACATCATCATCATCCAAATTTACCAAAACATCATACATCGCATTCTCGACCGCCAAATTGCGTTTCTGAGAGATAGTAAGTCCTTGTTCGCATCTCACATACTTTACATTCGGAACACCAATTAGAGTATCCTCAATCGGATCGTCTCCATCATCAACAATAACCCATTCAAGCTTTTCTTCAGGATATGATTGGATCATATAAGAATATTTTGCTAGTGGCATAAAAACACGTCTATCTTTAGTAATCGTTAGAACAGACACATCAGGCAGATCCTCTTCTTTGGGCAACACATCCTTCAATGAATATTCTGACAAATCAGTTGGAATTGTAGCCAAAACTAGCTTCATACGTTCAATCCAGTCCTTATGGTGAGTCTCATAAACAGTACGGGTTCTTTCAGAGCCATCTCGCTTAAGCTTAAATGGCATATTACAGTAGTCATCCAAGCAAGTGACAATAGAACTGATAGTAGAATCTACAAGCACAGATAAATGGTCTGGCTGATCAACTTGTTCCAATTTGTCTGTGTAGTATACTCCTGATGCGATATCCCCAACAACATCTTCCTTAAAAGGACGAATTGGTGACAGCAACAAATGGCATCCTGCGGACATAGCTTCGTTCACAACGTGACCAAATCCCTCAGATAGAGATAGACATACGCATAACCCACACTCCTTCATAAGTTCATCAAATTCACTTTCTTTTAGAACTTCAGGTTTTACAACAACCTTTTCACTAATTTCATCAGGAACTTTAATTGTCATGTGTTGAGGAGAATACACCAAATGGAGGGTCGGTAGTTTTGAGTACAAAGCAGAATTGGTTTCCTTAATCTTCATATAAGCTTGAAACAATGGTTTTGGGCTACGATAAATGTTTTTACCTACAGGAACAATTGCCTTGTGATAGTTCTTCTTATCAGTATCTGGATTCCAAACTTTATCAATAGATGTCCAACCAATATACTTAACCGGCTTTGTTGTAATCTTTTTAAAAATATCCTCTGCTTCACGAGTCTTTACCCAAATCTCATCAACCATCTCCGCATAAGGAATCCATGCCTTGTATGTCCATTCGGGATTTGGAATCCAAATATTTGTACGAGCATACGCAAATAAAGATGGATTAATAACTTCTAGAAAAAAATTGATATCTGCTTCATTACACTGAGGAAGAACATATGGTACACGAAACATTTGAACGTTTTCGCCTAATACAGCTGTGAGTATACCACGAAGAATACCAGAGTCCTGCATAAGACCAGTATTCTTGGTAAAATTACCAACAATGTTCACTTTCATTTGCTTTGTTTAAGTTTCTTTGGTACTAAACGCCTTGTCATTCTTCCGCGCACAGTGTTTTTTAAAGTCTTGGCTCGAACATTCAAGTAATATAAATATTTCTTCCATTCATTTGAATCTCGAGATACACATTGAGTTGAAAACACACAGGCTCTATCATAAAACCATTTTGCCTCTGTCTCCCCGCACCACTTCCAAAACACAACAGGATCAACAATTTCTTTTGCTTCATCAAGCTCTGTTGTTTGCGTTAGTTGCCTACATACAGCCTTTAGTTGTAAAGATCCATAACCATAGTTTTGATCAAATAGATCTGTCTTGTATTTGCCATCCACTATAGCGTATTTGATACCATCCCAACCTACTTTTTCAATCGGACGAAATGAATCCCATGTTGGCTCAAATACAAAAAGTTGCCCATCTTTCTTTCCATAAATATTACTATGGAATATACATAGATCCATTGGTATTAGGTGTGAATTATAGAACCTGTACAAAACGCGAACAATTATGTAAATTTTATTTTTCTTAAGATCTCTTTTGTAAAATGAGTAATATTATTGAATAAATAATTCAATCTTACAAATGTTTCATCTTCACCCCTAAAAATCGTCGGATCATAGCCAAAATATAAAATAGCTTCATCCAAATTTGTAAATCCGGGTCCGTGTAAAATACATGAGTTTGGATTGAGTTCGCGAATATCCAACTTGCCTAATGGATTATTGATAACAAAAAAGATAGAATTATCCTTATCAACTATAAATACATCCTTGCTTTGAATAGCATATTCTTGTAGGATAGCTTGGTCGTTGAAATCATTTTGTAGTTCGTATGTACTTTCAATATCATCCAATACTTTCAAAATAGCAGAAGAATAACCTATATATGTTCCTGCGTTGATGAAATGACCATCGTATGGTTTGAAAGCTAATGGTTGTAAATAGCTCATAATAGTTGATTGAATTTGATTTGAGGATAGTGTATCTTTTGCTATAACTATCTTTGTTTTGTCTCCATTGATAATAGTATTAAATTTTTGCTCTAGCTCATCTACGTTCTTCAACATAAGAACATCATAAGCATCTATAAAACAAATAATTTCATCTTCTGGAAGAGTCTTTAAATAATCTTTCAGAAGTCGGAATCTCCATACAAATCCCCGCCATTCTTCTCCCCAACCCAACACAATCAAATCATACTTGTATTTTTCAATACTCGCTTTTAAATAAGGAAAATATCGTTCTGTGTGTGTAGCAACCGTTACTAGTTTCATTAATCAACTAAAAGAATGATTTGAGTTCGCCATAACGAGTACCATATACCTGAGTATTGGTAGGATTCGCAATCGGAGGCGCAAATTCCTCCAAGTCCTTGCGATAGAACATATGGAACTCTACTTCTGAATAAATCTTACCCGCACAATATCCAACTACACGTCCATTTAGCTCATCGAGTTCGCCAGCAACATTATTCGGATCATTTCTGCCAAACGTCAAATAATAGCTACGCATAACGATTTTTAGATCATCATCATTTTGGCGATCGATGTTATATTTCCCACCACTCATAAGATTGACTTGTTCACGAATCTTTACTTGTAGGTGATCAACATTTGACTTGCTAAAAAACACAGTATTCAAAGGAGTTTCTTTGTGAATGTGACCAACCAAGTCACTTCGGTCATCTCCCATAATCCGACCTTTCTCTTGGTATAGCTTGTAAGGCATAGCTGCGAAGCTATCAAGAGATGGATCATTAATGTTTGGCACATGCCCTCCATGTTTGGGTGCAGGATACTGCTTATTAGTGGATGTCATGTTGTAGCGATTCTCCACATAAGGATCCTGAATTTGTTCAAGGACAGACTTCTGCATATTATACTTGATTGTCTAAAAGATTTAAAGTATATTCAATGCTTCGTATGTAGCTGAATCATTTACCTGCTTCAATTCCAAAGTCATAGACCAATTATCACCATTCATTTCAAGAACATTGCCATAGCAATCTAATAGCTTGATTTCAAGTCGTTGGATATTAACTGGTTGCTGAAAAAAGTATTCTTTTGTGGATGAATTTATGTAGTTGCTGTCAAATACGATTGTGTTCTTAGTTCCAGGTAACTGGACCTTAGCAAATACTGGGAAGTATGTTTGATTTATGCTTTGATGTTGAACTAAATTCCAATCATTTATAGAAACATAAATGTATTTATCTTGAATAACATCTGGAAATATTTCTGGAAATATCTTGTTTGTCCCTCCGCTTAACACTGATGTATAGCTTGTTCCAGTAAATCCTAAATTGTATCCTATACCATTCTTGTATGAGCTTGTTTCTGTAGTAGGAAACGTAATGATGAAAGAGCCACTACTACATTCTACATCTATTTTATGAGTTTGTGGATCATAAGTCAAGTCAAATCCTGTAATATTGTACGGTGATCCAGCAATAACAGTATCAATCGTATCAATCAATTTTGTTGGATCATGCGTTAGAGTTGTTGTCGAGTTTAAGTAATTTCCATCAGGAATCACTATGTTATATGTTCCAACATGTGGTCCAGATGTAATTTCTAATATAAAACTCGTATTACCTCTCGCAGATGAAAAAGAATAAAATGTATTTGGAAATTCCAATGATGTTAGTTTTACAGATGTGATATTTTTATAGTTTTGAGAAGCTCCAAAAACAAACCAAGAGCTTATTGAACCGATATTAAAGTCTTCAGCTGAACTCGAACTTACAGATGGAATAATGCTTGGGCGAAAGGCGCTATCAATATTTAAAACAATATTGCGTATATCTGTATCTCTCTTCAACGCACTTTTTGTTTTATCTGTAGGCTTAGGTTGGATTACATGCTCTGGCTTCCCACGGTCACCATGAAACTTGTTAAACTCCTCTTTATCTGGCAAATCATTAATTTCGTAATCATCCTCCTCATTTTCATCAACGTCAGACTCATACTCACGCCCATCTACCAACAAGTTCTTTGCGTTTTCCTCATACACATCAGCTAGAATTTGATGATAGTTTAAAGCATCCATTATAATGGTTTATACAAAAATATGAAAATCTATATAAATGCCGTTCTTATCTAGCAGCGAATATCTAGCACAAACTAGAAGTATAGTTTGCGGAACAAGTGGTCCTACGGGACCTTCTGGACCTATTGGTCCAACTGGTCCAACAGCAGAAACTGGAGCTACTGGACCTACTGGTCCTATAGGTCTTACAGGGGTAACTGGAGCTACTGGACCAACAGGCATTTCTACAGTTGTTGGAACCGCAACAAGTGGATCTTCTTCGGGAATTAATTCTCTAACATTTGGTGGAGGACTATCTGGCAATGTACTAGAAAATGGCAAATATTATCTATTTAGTGTTTGTGCTATATTAACGGTAAATCTTGCACCCGCGTCCCCTTTTGTTGTAAAATTTGTAGCATTGCCATCTACTGGTCCCTCTGGCAGCATTGTATCTAACGAATTTACACTTGAAACTTCAAATCCTTGGTCAACTGGGGTATATGTAAACTTCACCGGAGTTATATTAGGAACAGGTACTTCAGGATTGGGCGCGACAATACATTTACAAAGCGCATTAGATAGTGTAACTTATGAATCTCCTGTATTGATAACAATTGCTTAAAAATATCTAATATAATTCTTAAATCTTAAGCTTCTCCAAATCTGTTAGCCACATACCTTTAGGTGTCATTGTCTCCAATTCTCCAATTTGTTGTCTTAGTTTCTCCAAATCCTGCTCATGCTTCTTCGCATGAGTCAAGGTAATAGATGCTATGGGTAGATTTAGCAGATAGTCGTAGCTATCCTTAATCTTCTCGAATTTCTCCTTAGCTAATAGGTCACTACATACTTCGATTGTCTTGCGTCTCAAATCAGGCTTTGGTACATCTTCACACTGCTGTTTGATGAACCGAACCACATTTGTATGATACGGTAGCTTATCACGTAATGCCTTTAGTAAATGTTCGCGACGCTTGGAATATAGATCCAATCTTACACTCGCAAACTCGCGCAGAATTTCATTCGGACTGTCGTACTTGTGAACTACACACTTTGAATTGAAAGCATGCATATTTGTCATCTTGACTTTATCAACAAGTAGCTTCTCAACAGCTTCTGCTGATTCACCAAGTTTAACCTTTACATGAACATCTGTATCCGTAGATGTATCCGAATAATCCTTGATCTGACCATCCGTCACCATCTTATCAAGCTTCTCACGAAACTTGGATGTCCATGTTCCAACAGGTAGTTCGGTGATCGTCATTTCATTCTTCTCAGTCTTCCATACACCCTTCACCAAATAATCACCCTTATCTGCTTTTACGACTGTGCCTTTGAATCCCCTGTAATAAGGAACAAATTCACGATCTAGTCCGCTACCAGTCTTCAACCATTGTTCGATAGCCGATTTTAGCTCGCTTGGATTAAACTGAGGAACCTCAGTCGAATAACCAGTACCAATGCCTGTACAACCGTTGATCAATAGCATAGGTAGAATTGGCGCATACCATTCTGGTTCTACAGGCGTCCCGTCATCATCCAAGTAGGTCAAACAATCAAAATCATCGCTTGGTACTAAGTTCTGGACATATGGTTGTAGGTATGTATGAATGTAGCGGGGAGACGCAGAATCTTTGCCTCCCTCAAGTCGTGTACCAAATTGTCCTTGAGGTACAAACCATGGGATATTATTAGATCCTGCGAAATCCTGAGCCATACCAACAATAGTTTCATTCAACGATGCCTCGCCATGATGATAGCCAGAGTGCTCAGATACATATCCTGCGAACTGAGCGACACGAATTTCAGACTTCAAATTCCTCTTGAAAGCAGAGAATAGAATCTTGCGTTGCGATGTCTTCAGACCATCCATAACATTTGGAATAGATCGCTCCAAATTGTAATTTGAGAAATGAATAAGATCCTTGTCGATAAATTCTTGGTAAGGTAGAAAGCTATTTGGTTCTGCGTTAACGATCTTCTCACGAGAATATGTCTTCAACCATTCCTTGCGATCATCTGCCTGTTGCTTGTTGAAAGCAAGCTCGATAGATGTATCACTTTCCTTACCAGTATACGAATACTTAACAACATTCATGTTTTTGAAATATTCTTTTGCCTCGTCACGAGTTGATGTACCAAGTCCCTTGTAATACTTAACCTTCCAACCGCGAGACTCATCGGATTTGCGCCACTCCTCATAATCATATTGAGTATAGAATGGAATAACCTTGTTTCCCTTAGTAGCTTTGACAATTGGAGTTGCCATGTAGGTAATAAACCCAGGAATAGCAAATAATGTGTGCCACAGCTCGTGAAAGACATTGATCAACAATCCGCGAATATGCGAACCATCATAATCCTGATCTGTCATAATTAGAATTCTTCCATATCGTAGAGATTTGGTATCCTTGTAGTCTTTGCCTGATTCGAGTCCCAAGATCTTCTTTAGATTTGCGATTTCTTCAGTTTGCTCTACCTTGCGAACAGAGCTATCCTTTACATTGAGAACCTTACCTCGAAGAGGATACACGCCATAATATTTGCGTTGTTCCTGAGAAAGGCCAGATAGAGCCATAGCTTTAGCTGAATCTCCCTCAGTAAGAATTAGATGACATTCTTGACTCTTAGCTGTACCAGCATAAATCGCATCATCCAGCTTTGGGATTCCAGTAATTTTGCTTGACTTTTTACCATCAGTCTTTGAGTTCTCTTTGTTATCCTTAATATTTTGCTGTTCAAGAACCTTTGTTACCACATTGAGCTTTGCTACAATTTTCTTGAGAAAAGCTTCATCAAGCTTACAGCTTACCTTGCTAGTCATCACCTCCTTGGTCTGCGAACTAAAGGACGGATTTTCTACAAAGCAGTTGATGAATACAGCCAATGAATCTTTGACGAGCCCCGGCTTAACTTTGATTTTCTTCTTAGTCGCTAAGTAATCGCAAATATGAGAAACAACTTGGTTCGTGATCTCGTCAACGTGCTTCCCAGAACGGGTCCAAATACCGTTAACAAAGCTAACGCTAAAGAACTTGTCTCCAGGGCTGTCGGCGATTGCAATCTGCCATCCCACCTGAGGAGCCTCTGTGATGAGGGCTGTATCCTTCGGCAAATACCAGGAGCTGTAACTGGAAAGGTCCCTAAATTTAATTGGTGTGCCGCACCAAGTAACCTTGACGTCCTTCCCAACAGTCATAGCAAGGTCAAAGACACGCCTCTCCACGACCTTGAGTAGATCAGATGGAATCTTGTTATCCTTCCATCCAAATCTACTAAAATCTGGAGTCCAGCATACTTCAACATATGGCTTAACTTTGCTTGCCTTTACAGTTGGCGCATGAACCTTAGACATATTGTCTTCGAATTCTTGAACATACTTCAAATTTCGCTTACCATCCACAACTGTAATCACCAACTTCTTCGCAAAGATATTAACTAGCTTAACGCCATAGCCATTCTTGCCACCCACCAACTTCTTTTCATCCTTGTCGTAGTTGGTAGATGTGAGTAGCTCGCCGAAGATCATCTGAGGAATATACACTCCATATTCTGGGTGCTTTTCAACATCAATAGCCTCACCATCGTTGCGAATAGTAATTGTAGTTTCAGTAATTTCCACATCAATCTTCTTGACAGGATTTTCTGAGTTTCGTTGGCGAAGACGAACCACATGATCATGTGAGTTAACAAGTA